TTGTATCCGTCAGCTTGTGTGGGTGCGGTTTTACACAGAAGCAAACCGCTGCGAAGGTGTAGATCTCGGTGGTCGGCGTATCATTAAAAAAAAAAATTAGCAACGATCAGGCAGCGCAGATCACGAAGGAGTGGGACATCAACCCTCAGTGCGAGATTGAAATCAAGTCGCGGCAGGGGAAGAAGGCCACACAGGCTGAACTGGCTGCAATCAGGAAGCAGTTGGAAAGTCTGGACGCCAATGTGAAGTTCAAGAAGGACGACTTATGAAATCGTTCAGAGACCCACTTGATGAATGGCTGAAAGCTACCGTCGGTGAGTCTGCCAACAAGATGGTAACGACGCTGGACAAGTTGACGGACCAGCAGTTCATGTTCTGCCTTGAGTACGTGAAGACTGGCGAGATCAGGAAGTCGGCAGACAAGGCCCGCTTACCCAAGGCGTTGAATCCAACGCTGCTACTTCATCTGCCCAAGGTAGCCGCCTGCATTAATATCCTGCACGCCCGCAAGGAATCAGAGCTTGGAGAGAAATCCACGGCGGAGGTTGTGGAGCGGTTGAATAATACATCGGTGTTTGAATCGGACGACTTCGAGTTTTCCACAGACGCCATACAGGAACGGCAGGGTCAGTTGGATGCCAACGGCGCGGTAATGAAGGGCTTGAGTACCGACCAGTTGTTAGAGAACATACACAACGGCGCAGCAGACAACGGCATCATGCAGTTGCCCAAGGTGAAAGTTCCACCCGCCCACTCATTTGGGCCGCAGTGGATTATTGAACGGTTCGTGACGGTGGCTGAAAGGTGCCTGCAAATCGAGGCGGTGTTCGACCGTAAGGGCAGGCCGATTGGCCAGTTTAAATTTGAAGCCAACGCCGCACTCAAGGCGCTGGAGATGCTGGGTAAAACCATGGCTATGTTTCGGGATAGGGTTGAAGTGTCCCACGAGGTTGGTGGATTTACTGATGAGGAGCTGGACGCCAGACTCAAGACTCTGACCCAGCAGTTCCCCGAGTTCAAACAGATTATTGATCTGCCAGTCGAAGAAGTGAAGCATGTCAAATCAAACTGAAATTCCTTTTGAACCCCAAGACGCAGGGGTTCCTACCGACGAGAGGGAAGCGAAGGAGGAGCTGTACAAGCTGCTTGGTGAGCGGGCGAAACGTAAGCGCGAGTCCAAGCTGGATGAGTTCTTCACCGACACCGGGCCTAACTCCCGGGACAAGTATCGTAAGCACATTCAGTTTTTCAACGCGGGCCGTGACTACAGGGAACGCGCTATATTTGGAGGCAACCGTACCGGGAAATCAATAGCGGGAGCAACGGAAGTCGCGTATCATTTGACCGGCAACTATCCCGACTGGTGGGCAGGGAAGCGATTCACACGCCCTGTGCAGGCTCTATCTTGCGGTAAGGAAGCAAAGATAACCCGCGACACCGTACAACAGATTTTACTTGGTAAGCCTGATGAGTTTGGAACAGGGCTTATACCGGGTAACCGCCTTGACCGGGACCGGTGCACATCCTCCCGCGCTGCGGCGGGGCTGTTTGACGGGGTTCCCGTACAACATGCCTCTGGCGGTTGGTCAATGCTCCGGTTCCGTTCTTATGATCAGGGCCGTACCGCGTTCGAGGGTGTTGAGCGCGACGTGATCTGGGAAGACGAAGAAGCTCCGCAAGACGTTCACAACGAAAACATTATGCGTACGATGACCACCAACGGTATCGTGCTCAACACATTCACCCCGCTCAAAGGCGAGACGCCTCTGGTCCGTGATCTGCTAAACCGGGTCAAGGATGGTACGGTGTGGAGTATCAACGTGTGGTGGGATGATGTAGGTCATATCACCCGCGAGATGATCGACGACATGAAGCGTCGGTATCCCAAGCACGAGCTACGAGCGCGTCGCTTCGGCGAGCCGCAGCTTGGCTCGGGTGCTATCTTCACGGCAGACGAAGACAGTTATGTTATCCGTGCCATGCCTCTGCCCGACTACTGGCCCCGAGTTTTTGGGCTGGATTTTGGCTGGGTGCATCCAACGGCTGCGGTGTGGCTGGCCCACGACCGCGAGACCGATACCATCTATGCTTACTCGGAGCACTGTCGTAGCAAGGCTGAGATACCCACGCACGTCGGCGCAATAAAAGCGCGCGGCGAGTGGATAACTGGTATCTCTGAGACGGCGGGTACCAACCAAGCTGACGGCAAACGTATGATCGACATGTACAAGGGCCACGGTTTGAAGTTGAAGAAGGTGACCAAGGGGCCGGGTTCCTTGGAGGCTGGCATCATGTCGTTACAGCAGCGGTTCAGTAACGGTACCATAAAAGTTATGGAAACCTGCCCCGGTCTGATCGCGGAGCTACGTCGTTACCACCGTGATGATAAGGGTAAGGTTGTTGGGCAGGGCGACGATTTGATTGATGGTTTAAGGTACGCTGACTCAGGTTTGAAGTATGCTAAGACTGAGGTAGAGTCTCGTGGCAACGTGTCGGGAGGCAACGTGCGCGAAATAAATTTCTGGAGACAAAGTAATGGTTGAGCAGGGCATGGTAGGGTTGAAGTCAAACCCAGACGAAGACCAAGGTGACGGGGAAGCCCGCAGGGATGACATGTTTGCTGTGCTTGAGCGGGAGCTGAGCACTGATCTTGGCAAAGCCATTGCCGACAAGTCGCCAGTGGAAGCCCGTATGTTGGCGGACGAGACCCAGTATTGGGGTGTGTCCGGTGGCTGGGATAAGGAAGACATCGCAGCAGGCCATGACCAGACCGGTCGTACCCGTCGTGGGATGCCGACAGATAACAAAACTCGCAGCAAAACTCGCATCGCCGCCTCTCGAATTGGGGATATGCTGTTCCCAACCAACGCGCCCAACTGGGATTTACGCCCTTCTCCATACCCAGACATCTCAGTCGAGGACGTACTCGAAGAATATAAACGGCAGCAAGCTGCCAAGGCTCCACCACCGGCACCACCCGGCCCACCCGGGCAGGAACTCATGGGCCAGATGCCTCCCGACCAGATGGGAGGGATGCCACCAGAAGGAATGGCACCGGAAGGGCCACCAGAAGCGCAGGCACCACCGCCCCCACCGCCCGAAGAACCTGACTACGATAAGCTGTCAGTTAAGATCGCTACGAAACGTTGCCGTAAGATGCGTCAGCTTATTCGCGACTCGTTGTCAGAGAACAACTATGCCAAGTTGGGTCGGGCTGTCATCATGGACGGCTGTAAGGTTGGTACCGGCGTTGTCAAAGGCCCGTTCGTTCGTTACTCAACCCGTCGTAGTTATGTGCAAGAGCAGGATGGCGAAGGCGAAGTAACGGTACTCAAGACTGAGCGGATTGTTTCACCGGGCGTGGCTCGGGTATCCCCGTGGAATTTCTTCCCGCAGCGCGCCCGTACCGTGGAAGACGCAGAGCATGCGTTCGAGTTACATATTCTTAACCGGGTGCAGCTCAACAAGATGGTGGAAAGCCACGGGTTTTTCTCCCGTCAGACCGCCAAGCTACTGAACAAAGTCCCGAGCCTCGGCTCAATAGAAGGGATACTGGCCCAGCGTGCGGCCATCACCAACTACTCCATGTCGCGGTATGAGAATAGCTACGCGGTGTGGGAATACCACGGCATCATTGATGTAAAAGTTCTGCGCGAGATGGGCTTCGAGATTCCAGAAGACACCGAGCACAACTTAGACAATCTGGCCAACTATTACGGTACGGTTTGGTTCAGCGAGGGTTGTGTTTTACGCATTGACATGGCCCCGCTTGACGCTCAGTCCTCTCTGCCCTATCGGGTGTGGTCATACGAAGAGGATGAGACCCACGTCTTCGGCTTCGGCGTACCTTACATCATGCGCGACGACCAGTTCGTTATCGACATGGTGTGGAGCAGTATCCTGCATAACACCTCGATGTCAGCGGGTCCGCAGATTGCCATCGAGAAGGGAGTAATGACCCCGGCTGATAATTCATACGACATCCGTGGGCCGAAACTCTGGTACAAGAACGATGTAGATGTACCAATCAACCAAGCGATTGAGTCGTTTGTCATCCCCAACACGCTGAGCAACACCATGCCGGTGTACCAGCAAGCCATGCAGAACGCCGACGAGAACACTATGTTGCCGTTGATGTTGGGTAGCGGCGCAGCCAAGGGACAAGAGGCCGGTGCATCTGGAATGACGCACGTGTCAATGATGAACCAGACCAATATTGTGCAGCGGCAGGCCGCGCACAACTGGGATGACAACATTACCGACCCGTTGATAACGGGGTTTTACCAGTGGTACATGGAAAGCGACAACCCCAAGCACGAAGATGCCAAGGGTGATTTCCAGATAGAAGTTCGCGGTGCATCCCACCTGTTGGTCAAGGATACCCAAGCCCAGCACGTCCAGTTACTCATGCAGATGGCAGCGAGCGACCCCGAGTTGCGTGCCAGCCTTCACATGGCCGATGTGTACCGGCTGTACCTGAGCTTCTTGGACGTACCCGTTGATAACTTGGTCAAGACCGATGAAGAGATCGAGGCTGAGCAGGCTAACCAGCAGCCAGACCCGATGCAGGAAGCGGAGGTAGCCCTCAAGAACGCACAGGCTGGGGCCGCTACAGCAGCCGCCGCTGCCGACACGGCGAGAGCGCAGGCCGATGGCTTACGAGCGCAGGCTATGATGCTTGAAGCGCAGCAAGGCCAGCAGTTGGAGATGATTGACCACAGCGAGATCATGGCGCTTGAGCTAAGGTACGCTGAGATGCGTGATAAGCAGAACGACCGCGACCTCCAGCTACAGTTGAAGTTGCTTGACCGTGAGACCAAGCTGATGGAGGTCTCCGCGAAGACCGGCTTGGAATACGACAAGATGGAAGCGAAGATAAACTCCGACCGTGAGAAGATGCTGGCTGATCTGAGTATCACCAAGAGCCAGAATGAGAGTAAGGACTATTTCGACTCCGCAAGGTTACGGCTCGATCAGTATTCCGAGGAGCTACGAACACGCAACATGGCCAAAGGATTCGATTCGTTTGGCTAACGACAGGAAGCTAGTGTATGCTTGATAGACACTCACCCCCAGTACGAAAGTTGTTGGATGACATTGATACGCAAATTGCTGGTTTTCATGGGACTCTTGAAAGAGTTGGAAAGACCGCAGCCGAATACGATGTCGCACGTGGAAAAATTAAGGCACTACGGTGGGTTGTAGCGCAAATTATAGTAGAACCGCAGGAGAATGAGTTAGATGGCTGAACCGCAACAGCAACTTATACCCGAAGACGAAACGTTTATCTCTGACGAGGACGCCTTTGAAAAGGCTTTTGAAGAACGTCATGGAATTGAAGGTGAGAAACCACCAGAGGAAGAACCAGACGCGGGTGCAGCTCCACCCGAGGGTGGTCAGCCTGATGACCAAGGGACGCTACTGCCCGAGGAATCCAGTGAGCGTGACGACGAACCTGCACAACCTGCCAACGCCTCGGCAGAGACACCGCCCCCTACCCCCGGGTGGATAGACGGACTCGACGATGCCAGCAAGGCAGAAGTAAACCAAATTTTAAACGAGCAGACCGGCCTGAGAGAGCAGTTCAACGCCCTCCACGGCAGGCTTGCCCCAGTCCAGCAAGAGAACGCCCGCCTTCGTGAGCGGCTTGCGAGCACAGCTCCGCAACCCGCACATCCCGCGAACTCG